AGACCAAACTCCAGTAGTTGATGCTCCAAACGGGGCTGCAACAAATCGAGTACCGGTATAACCTATTGTGGACCAAGTTGTTGAAACTGGTAAAGTTGTGCTTGTCCAATTTATAGCGTCAGTACTGTACAATGCGGTGTTTCCGCTCTCTGGAAAAGCCACCCATTTATCTGTTCCTCTTGCCACCCAAAACCAAACGTTTGAATCGGGCCAATTACGAGTAGTCCAAGTTATTCCGTCTGCTGAGGTGATATACTGTCCAACAACGTTTTGTGTAGCAATGTAATTTACTGTAGTAGTAAGTCTAGACGTGCCATAAAAATCACTTAGGCTAATTGGGCCTGATGCTGGTACTGGTCCGTTGGTGCCAATTGTGTTTGCACCCACATAGATACCGCCGGCGTAGTAGTCACCTAAATTAATTGGGTTTTGTCCACCGAATTCGGTTTGAAGATCGGTGGATGATATTGGTCCCGACGCTGGTATTGGCATTACGGAGTTCCGAAAGCTGTTACGTTGCCCACTGTGATGATGTTGCCGTTTGAGTCAATGCTGGCCTTATTGACACCGTTGTAAGCAAAAAAGAGTTTGGTACCACTTTGGAAAACTGTCCAGTTGGTTGTTGATAGACCACCTGCGTTACCCGTGGTATTTTGATTAAGCGTTGGAATGTCTGCTGCTAATAAGGCACGGAAGGTTGGCGCTCCAGCCGAGCCATTAGGAGCCGCCAATACAAAATTTGCGGTCTTACTATCGTATGGGTTTTGTGTATCACCATAATTGGCTGCAAGACTAATTGCGGGCGTTGTACCACCTGAAGACACAACGGGGCTTGTTCCAGTTACGGAAGTTACTGTTCCGCCGGATCCCGTTGCAGACAACGTGCCTGCAACAAATGAAACTCCGGTGCCAATGGTTACGTTGCTAATGCCGCCTGCGCCGTCGCCGTAAAGAATAGACGCGCCAGCGGTTACTGGGCCAAGACCCAATGTGCCGGTGGTGAACGTTAACGGGGCCGCCACAGTAACGCTGCTAAAACCCCCAGTACCGTTTCCGTACAGAATAGACGTACCGGAAGTTGCTGGTGCGTAGTCCGTGCTTGCTACTGCGTTAGCGAAGCCACCCGTGCCGTTACCTTTGAGGATCGATGTTCCAGAGGTTGCTGGCGCGTAATCTGTGCTTGCCACGGCGGCCGAAATTGCTGTGCCGTTACCTTTGAGGATGCCAGTGATGGTAGTGGATAGCGTAATTGCTGGAGTAGTTGTAGCTGTTGCCACAGTGCCGGCTAGGCCGTTTGCTGACACAACAGATACCGATTGTACGGTGCCTGTTGCGCCCGAGGGGCTTGCTAACAGTTTAACTACACCCGCACTGTTTTTAAAATACAGTTTTTCGTCTAAAATGTTTATAGCCAACTCACCAAAGGCTAAATTACCAGCTGTCGGAACTGCAGCTGCAGTCGGGCTGTAGTAAAGTTGTAGTGTAGTATTGTTGGTTTGTGCCATTTTGCTGCCTTATTGATAAAAGAATGTTAAAAAGTTACCGGTGTTTCCTGCCGCTGGTACTTGGTACCGAAGTACAATAACGCCTTGTGTGCCTAGCGCGCCCGCGCGGACTGTTGCTGAACCGGCGGTTGTTCCGCCGCCGCCACCGCCACCGCCACGTCCTGTTGCGGCAACACCCGCTCCGGTGGTTGAACCCCCGTTACCACCATCGCCGTATGGCGCGCCGGATACAAAAAGGTAATCACCTAAATTGTTGTTTCCGGCGCCACCAGTTCCAATAGTTGCCCCCGAGTTTGCTCCTCCGCCTACACCAGCGCCATCTAAACCACCAGAGCCGGCACCGCCGCCGCCGGCGTTGGTTGTGTTCGTACCTGGTGCAGTACCTAATCCGCCAGTACCGCCATTAAATGTGCTTCCCGTTCCTGCGGTGCCAGCTGTTCTTGTTCCAAGGCCAGTTGCGGCTCCGCCGCCTCCGCCCGCAGTATTGGAAATATTAAATGTGGTTGTTCCGCCGCCACCTGCGGTTGATGCTGAAGTTGATCCCGTTCCGTTTGCCCCGGCTGCTCCGATAGCATAAGAAACTGTGCCGCCTGCGGTTAATGTTGTGTTTGTTAACGCTGTAAAACCGCCACCGCCACCACCAGAACCGGAGTTATGCGATCCGGTTGAAGACGCAACTACTGAGCCTGATCCGCCACCGCCGCCGCCAATTAAATAAACATTGTTAACGGAATTATTCCAATTAGCCGGAACGCTCCACGATGTGCCCGATGTTAAATTGTAATATGTGTAGGAGGCATCCGATGAAAAAACAAGGCCTGTTGTTGCTGTATCTTGCGTTGAATTTGCCCCCACATACCAATAATACGGAACTGTTCCTGTGGCAGTTGGTGTGGGAGATGCTGTAATGTCAGTAAACGAAATGTAATCTATATTAGACTGTACCGCACTGCCCAATGACGCTAATGTTGCGTTAACGCTTGTTGATGAAGAAAGTACAGATACTAAATTTCCAGCTGTTCCTCTAATATCAAATTGTCCGATTGTTGTGGTGGTATTGTTTTGAAACTGCAAAGTATAACCACCAACCGTATTGTTTGTGGTTAGCCTACTGATAGTTGGGCTACTATTAAACGAAACAACTTCTCCGGCGACTATGCCGTTTAAATTTACAACGTTAAACGTTTTATTACTAGTAAAATCAAAACCACTAGCACTTGTAGAAAAATCAACTAAGTTTATTGTAGAGGTTCCGGCGTTTACGGTTGTGTTTGCCTCTATTAACCTTACATAATTAAAAGGATTAGATGTTCCATTAAGATTAATTGTGGATGAATTTAAATTAAGTGTTGCATTTCCAGTAAGGGGCAGATCGGTAATTCTATCAGCAGTAAAGGTATTACTGCCAAAATTAAATGTTCCGGACAATAAATCAAATTCAGCATCAATCGTACAATTTGTTGTTAATGTGTAGTCACCGGAAGAGCAATTTAAGTATAAACTGTTAGCAATATTTTTATTAGATGTTCCAATGGTTAACAAATTGCCTGATGTAGTTCCGTATAAATATAAATTACTGTATTTACCTGTCAAAGTCATGCTGGAGCCGAGAATAAAGCTACCGTAAACGTTTAACGTTGTCGCCGCCGCAACGTTGTAAATACCGGTAAAAGTTGAGGCATTTAAACTTTTAATAGTTGAATCATTTGAAGTGGTAACGGAAAATGTTACTGAACCAGAATTTGTATCAAAAATTACATCATCAAATTGAAAAGGGGACATTGCATTAGCTGCCCCGCCGGATGTTGTTGACCATCTCCCCACTGCATCAAAGTCAGAAATTGCTCCGGCACCAACTAAATATCGAGTTTGTGCACCAAAATTCCAACCAGTGGCTGCAGCACTAAGTTGTCGGCATCCGAAGGCGTTCCATGTTGCTCCGCCTGTTGCTGCGGTAGAAATAGCAGCAAAACTTAAACTGACGGTGCCACTTGATTTTGATAATGTGCCGCCGGTTAGTGTAATAAAATTAGTATATGAACCACCATCAACGTTAAAATTTGTGACCGTTTGTGTTGTGCCGGTTAATTCTAACGCTGCAGTAGATGTTAGCGTAGAAAATGATAGTGTATTAAATGTGTTATTGCCCGTTATTTGAGCACTAGGGCTGTTACTAAAATTTAAATTGTAATATGTTAAACCACCACCAAGAAAATCAGGAAATGTTGAACCTGTTAAATTTATTTGGCTTGTGCCAGAATTAAATGTTAAATTAGTTGTTGTTCCTAAATTCCAAACATTTCCTGTAGAGCTTAAATTAATTGTGCTTGATCCAAGATTTAATGTTCTTACGTTTGCATTTGAGCTTGTAAAAGTGGTTGCGTTAACTGTTTTATCATTTGTTGTTAGTGAGCCGTTTGTTAAAGTAATTCCGGACGATACAGTAAGATTGTCCTGTAGTGTCCACGCGCCACCAACCCCGTTAAATGTAAGTGTATCTATTGTTTTACCAGCAGTTGTAATGGTTTGCCCAGAACTGGTTGATCTAAATGTCAATGTTCCGGTATTTGTCCAAGTAATGCCAGATACTAGTGTAAGCGATCCGTATATAGAACCAGAAAGAAAACTTAAAGTGCCGCTAAATCCTGTTGCATTTAAATTTTGAATTGCCGAATTGCTTGTAATTGATACCGTATCAGATCCTGCGGTAATATTAAAATTAATTGCGGCTGTTGTTGCAGTATCTCCAGTAGTTCCGTGAACAATTGTTCGTGTACTGGTGCCTCCAGTGTAAGTAAAGTTTACAGTTGGCGTTCCGCTTGTAGAAAACCCGGTTGCCGTAGATCCTTGCCAAACTGTAACAGCAGTACCGCCAGCGCTTAAATTAATTGCAGATCCGCTGCCAAATGAAATGGATCGTGTATTTGAGTTACTTGTGCTAAATGCGCTTGCATTTAATGAATTTGTACCTAACGCTAATGTTCCAGCAGTTAACGTAAATGTAGTCGAGGTATTTAACGTATCACCTAAAGTGAAAGTTTGACTTGGTCCATTAAGTGTAATTCCGCTAGCAATTGACACCGCATTAGTAGTAATGGTGCCGGTTCCAAGAAAGTTTAAATTTCCCGAAGCGGTCCATGTTGTAGTTGACGATAACGTCATTCCACCATTAATGCTTAATGCACCTGTTGAATCAATTGTGCATGTTGCGCCAGTGGTTGTTAATGATTTACAAGACGGCGAACCAGATAACGTTACGGTCGGTGAACCGGAGCTGGCATTAATAATTGTGTCATCAACTAGTGTTGGTGCTACAACACCGCCAGCGCCGCCGGAGGTGTTTGACCATCTGGTTGTTGTGGATGCGTCCCAAGTTCCGTTACCGCCAACCCAGTATAATACTCGGGGAGCTTCAATAATTGCGATTGGAATAGCCGACCATGATCGAGTTGTGGATAACGTAGCGGCACGTGCGGTTGACGTGCCTGCCGCCGCTTGTAATTCATCGGCAATTAATAAACCTCGAAGTGCTGCAGTGGCCGCGCTATTAACACGCGAAGTGGTTGAAGCATTTGGAGTAAAAGTTGTAGTATTAACCGCACAAGCATACAAACTAATAACGTAGTCGTTTGTGTATGTGGTGGTGACTGTGTTTGGTGTTGCTGTTGTACTAGAACCTGTAGTAAACGCAGGAAGTACCTCAACACCGCCAGCACCCCGATAGGCCACCATAACGGCTTTTGATGATGTGCCTGATTGTGTTAAATTTACGGTTGCTTCAGAGGCCGTTGCAAATTTAAAAAGAACCGTTATAAACTGACCAGCGCCTTGAGCCGCTAATTGAGTCCACCCCGTTGGTGTTGTGGGTGTGGCAGATCCTGCTGTAACAATCAGCAATAAATCATCTTTTTGAATTCCAGCTGGAACAGTAACGTTGGGGTTTGATCCTGTACCAACTGTTCCGGCAGCAACGAATGAAATCGCCATTAATTAAGCCTTGTAATATTCCAAGTTTTTTACTAATCGTTCATTGTTAGGTTCAAACTGAAGTGCTATCTCGCCATGCTTAATTGCTTCTTCTTTCATGCCTAACATATGCGCCGCAATAGACAATAGATCGTGTGGACGTGCACCCCATACTGTTGGATCCATTGTATATACAGCCTCTTTGTTTTTAATCTTCAGTGCGTTGCTTGCTGCTGCAAAGCACTCTTCCCACAATCCTTTACGGTAGCAAGCCATCGCTAAATCACACCATGGTTCGCGTGTGTTGGGCGCCTCCGCGCATGCGCGACGGTGCCAAACTAATCCGTCCCAGCCCAGCTCATCGTACGATTTACCTAATAGACGCATTGCATAGCAACGCTCATTAGGCCATGTAGCTTCTGGCATTGCTAAATACTTGTTTAATGCGTCAACGGCTTCTTGCCACTTGCTATAGAACGTCAATTCTCTAGCGTAGTAAAATGCGTTGCGTGGGCAGCGTGGATCTTCGGTGACTGCCAATAACAGCAAGTCTAAATACTGACCACGGGATTTGGTTGGATCCGGTTTGTGGATCACAAGCAGCATATCCGTCTGCGCCCATACTTCTTTAGTTCTTACATCTGGTACTGGGTATTCATGGCATGGATGATGCCAGTGATACCCTTTGCGGTGGTGGATTTTCTCATAGAAAAACGCAATCCCAGCACCCCAGTCAAACTTGTAACGCAATCTGGTGGTATCTTCTTTCCAAACGCGTTCAATTTCTTCTCTCCAACCTGGCTGCAACTCCTCGTCTAAATCCAAAGAAACGCAAACATCTACGTCCATTGGAATCAGTGCTAGTGCAGTATCGCGGGCTTTATCAAAACGCCACGGGTTAATACCAATCGTGTACACCTGCGCGCCGCACTCTTTTGCTAGTTGAACGGTGTTGTCAGTAGATCCCGTGTCCGCTATTAAAACAATGTCAGCTTCTTTGGCTGACTCACAGAATCTTTTGACAAATTGTTCTTCGTTTTTGCTAATTGCGTATACAGCAATTTTCATGGTATTACCTTTCTTGGTTTATTCCAAACCGGTTGGCTGCTCTTCTAAAATAACGGGCAAACATATATTTTTTTCTTTATCAAAAAAATTAGTTCCGTCCCAGGTGAACCCAATATCAACAAACACATTGTCTGGTTTGTTTGCGAGTTTACAATCTAACGGTGGCGGATCAGTTACGTCCGCCACTATCAGATTAATTACTGTGTTGTTATTGTCAATTACTGCACAAGTTGCCACTTAAAACTCCTATGCTTCGGTTGTGACTGCAATTACATCCCACGTTGTTTCTGTGGCATTATACACACAGCCCACATACGTTACTTTGCTAATTACCGTTGTTGTGGGTATTGTAACACCAACTGCACGGAATGCGCCATTCCAAGTTAGCGCACGAGCTGTGCCGTTGTCTTTAAATCTAAAGATAAACTTATTACCCGTTGCTGGTGTTCCCGTAGGCGCATTGATTGTCAACGCTTCTGCTAGTGCAGTAAAGGCATACAGATCATATGTTGCAATGTCTGGCGTTACCGACGCCGCTGTAGTTTGTGTTAACTGACGGGGGTCAAAACGTTTGTTAGTTAACGTTTGAGTATCCGTTGTGCCAACAATTGCGCCGCTAGGTGCTGTTAACGATGTGTTCCAAGCGGTTCCCGTTGATACTGCAACACCAACACCTGGGTAGACCGTTGGGCCCGTTGGGCCTGTTGGACCAGTATCGCCAGTTGTACCTGTTGGGCCGGTAGGTCCGCCAGCACCCGTTGTACCTGTTGGGCCTGTTGGTCCACCAGCGCCGGTTGTGCCTGTAGGCCCTGTTGGTCCTGTGTCACCCGGTACGCCTTGGATACCCTGAACACCTTGTGGGCCGGTAGGTCCTAAATCACCCTGTGCGCCCGTAGGGCCAGTTGGACCGTTTGCGCCTGTAGTTCCGGTTGGGCCCGTTGGACCAGCATCGCCAGTGGTGCCTGTTGGGCCTGTTGGTCCAGTATCTCCCGCTGTGCCAGTTGGGCCTGTAGGACCAGTGTCGCCAGTGGTGCCTGTTGGGCCAGTTGGGCCCGTGTCACCTTGAATGCCTTGCGGACCTGTTGGACCAGCTACACCCTGAGCGCCGGTTGGTCCTGTTGGTCCTGTGTCGCCTTGGATACCCTGAGCGCCTGTCGGGCCGGTTGGGCCAGTGTCGCCGGTGGTACCGGTGGGTCCAGTTGGTCCTGTGTCACCTTGAGTGCCGGTTGGGCCTGTTGGTCCGACATCGCCTTGCGGTCCTGTGGGGCCTACATCACCTTGTGCACCTGTAGGACCCGTTGGGCCTGTGTCACCTGTATCGCCAGTTGCGCCGGTAGGGCCTGTCGGGCCTGTGTCACCCTGAATGCCCTGAGCGCCTGTTGGGCCGGTGGGGCCAGTATCACCAGTGGTGCCTGTTGGGCCTGTTGGTCCTGTGTCACCCTGAATGCCTTGTGAACCTGTAGGGCCTGTTGGACCAACTTCACCTTGAATGCCTGTTGGGCCTGTTGGGCCAACTTCACCCTGAATACCCTGAGCGCCTGTTGGACCTGTTGGACCTACATCACCTTGAGCACCTGTTGGTCCTGTTGGTCCTGTGTCGCCCTGAATGCCGGTGGGGCCTGTAGGACCTACATCGCCCTGTGCGCCTGTTGGGCCTGTTGGGCCTGTGTCACCCTGAATACCCTGAGCGCCTGTAGGACCTGTTGGTCCTGTGTCGCCAGTGGTGCCTGTTGGTCCGGTTGGGCCTGTGTCACCTTGAATGCCTTGAGCGCCGGTAGGTCCTGTGGGTCCAACTGCACCGGTCGAGCCTGTAGGGCCAGTCGGTCCAGTATCACCTTGAATACCCTGCGCGCCCGTGGGGCCGGTAGGTCCTGTATCGCCCTGAGCACCTGTTGGGCCAGTTGGGCCAGTATCACCCTGGATGCCTTGGGATCCAGTTGGGCCTGTTGGTCCAGTGTCACCCTGAGCGCCTGTTGGTCCAGTTGGTCCGACTTCACCTTGAATGCCTTGTGGGCCTGTTGGACCTGTAGCTCCCGTTGGTCCAGTTGCGCCTGTAGGGCCAGTAACGCCTTGCGGCCCTGTTGGCCCCGTTGCACCTGTTGGGCCTGTTGGTCCGGTTGAGCCTGTTGGTCCGGTCAAACCAGAGGACTGGATAACAACCAATAGCTCGGTGTTGTTTGCAAAACCTGCCACTCCTGTTCCACCCGAAGAATCCAATGTAACAGGAACGCTTACATAACTATTGGGAACAATCGTTGGTGTTGCCGAAACAATCCATTTTTGAAAATTGGCTGAATTGTCAAAGTCTTGTAAAAAAAGTGGATCGTTTGTTTTTATGAGTCCTAAAAACAAATCAATATCAAAACCATCTCTTGTTAAATGGCTTAATACAATTGTTGTGGCAGAACTTTGTGTTGCGTTATTCCAATATAAGTCGCCAGCGGCTGGTGTGCCTGTTGTTATTGTTGTATCTGCTGTGTAGGCATAAAAACTAGACGATTGACCATCTTGACCTGGAGCGCCTGTGGGACCAGTTGCACCAGTCGTACCAGTCGTACCTGTTGGGCCGGTTGGTCCTGTGTCACCCGTTGCGCCCGTAGGACCAGTGGGTCCTGTAGCGCCAGTGTCGCCGGTTGTGCCAGTTGGTCCTGTCGGTCCAGTAACGCCTTGGATACCCTGAGCACCTGTCGGGCCAGTTGGTCCAACTGCACCAGTTGAGCCTGTTGGGCCTGTGGGGCCTGTATCACCTTGAATGCCTTGTGCGCCTGTGGGACCTGTTGGGCCAGTATCACCCGTTGCTCCTGTTGGGCCTGTTGGTCCGACTTCACCCTGAATGCCTTGTGCACCTGTGGGGCCCGTAGGTCCAACTGCACCAGTTGAGCCTGTAGGACCTGTTGGGCCTGTATCACCCTGAATGCCTTGAGCGCCTGTAGGACCTGTTGGTCCTGTGTCGCCAGTTGTGCCTGTTGGTCCGGTTGGGCCTGTGTCACCTTGAACACCCTGCGAGCCTGTTGGGCCAGTTGGGCCTGTGTTACCCTGAGCGCCTGTAGGGCCAACTTCACCTTGAGTACCAGTGGGGCCTGTTGGGCCTGTGTCACCCTGGATACCTTGCGCGCCTGTAGGGCCAGTTACGCCTTGAATGCCTTGCGCACCTGTTGGGCCAGTAGCGCCTTGAATGCCTTGCGCGCCTGTAGGGCCGGTTGGTCCTGTGTCACCTTGAATGCCTTGCGCGCCCGTGGGGCCTGTTGGGCCTGTGTCACCGGTTGCGCCTGTTGGGCCAGTTGGGCCTGTATCACCCTGAATGCCTTGAGCGCCGGTAGGTCCTGTAGGACCAACGTCACCCTGAGCGCCTTGGGAACCGGTTGGGCCAACTGCACCTGTGGGTCCTGTAGGACCTACTTCACCCTGAATGCCTTGCGCGCCTGTTGGGCCAGTGGGGCCCGCATCACCTGTTGGACCAGTAACACCCTGAATGCCTTGGGATCCAGTTGGGCCTGTTGGTCCAGTATTACCTTGGATACCCTGTGAGCCTGTGGGGCCAACGTCACCCTGAGCGCCTGTAGGACCTGTTGGGCCGGTATTACCCTGAATGCCTTGATCGCCTGTTGGGCCTGTTACACCTTGAATGCCTTGGGCGCCCGTGGGTCCTGTGGGGCCAACTACAGTTGATTCAGCGCCTGTGGGGCCAGTTGCGCCTGTAGAACCTGTTGGTCCAAGGTCACCTTGAGTACCAGTGGGGCCTGTTGGGCCTGTGTCACCCTGAATGCCTTGAATACCTTGAACACCTTGAGGACCTGTTGGTCCAATGTTACCTTGATCACCTTGATTGCCAGTTGGGCCTGTTGCGCCTGTAGGACCTGTTGGACCAACTTCGGTAGAGGCAGCGCCTGTAGGTCCTGTTGGACCTGTATCGCCTGTTGGACCAGTTGCGCCTGTTGGACCCACTGTTGTTGACGCAGCGCCTGTAGGCCCTGTTGGACCTGTATCGCCTGTTGGACCAGTTGCGCCTGTTGGACCCACTGTTGTTGACGCAGCGCCTGTAGGTCCTGTTGGACCTGTATCGCCTGTTGGACCAGTTGCGCCTGTTGGGCCCACTGTTGTTGACGCAGCGCCTGTAGGCCCTGTTGGACCTGTATCGCCTGTTGTGCCTGTTGGCCCGGTATTACCTGTTGGTCCTGTTGGACCATTTGTTCCGTTTGTGCCGGTTGGCCCGGTTGGACCATTAGTGCCTGCTGTACCAGTTGGTCCAGTTGGGCCGCCTGCAGGTCCGGGGGTACCTGTTGGTCCAACTGTACCGGTTGGACCAGTGGGGCCTGAAATACCAGCGGGGCCTGTAGGGCCGCCTAGGTTTGCAATGTCTTGGAGTTGGGTTTGTTTAGTAACACCATTTTGGACAACGACCGTCAATTCGTCGCCAGTTAGCGCGGTTGCTACTCCTAGTTGTGATATTGAACGGTCTGCCATTGTTGTCTCTTTGAATTATTGTTTGATGTCGCCGGATTGACCAGCGACTGGCGGTTGCCCATCGATAAATAGGCTGTCGTATTGTGTTTGTTCGTTTGGATTGCCTTCAGTGACTACTTGTTGGCCACTAACTGGGCCAGTAGCAACAGATACGTCTGGGCGCGGGAAGCGCAACGTAATGTTTTCTGTTTGAATAGCAGGAAGACGCCAAGGATCAAAGTTATCCTTATCTGCGGCGCACACGCGCATGCCCGGAAAGTTTGGGTCAGGCATTAATTCTGTGTACGCAAATTTCCTGCTGCAGCGATCGCAGATCGCCACAGACAGGACACTATTACCCCGGGTGTCGAGGTAAACTGGCATTACTTAGCTCCGGCTTGAACTACAGTCAGTGTGTCGCCAGCAGTTCCACCACTTAGGCGAATAGCCCGATATGGTTGGCCTAAAAAGTTAGCCGCGTTTGGCGCAGTTGTTGGTGCTGTAACCCAAGTAAAAGTTGGTGCTGTAAATTCTAAATCTACAACTGGGTACGGATCCGTTACCGTTACTTGAACAGTTCCACTACCAGTTTTGTAGTAAGTTACAGAAGCTGGATTTAAGTATTGGTCAATTACTACTGGTGGTGTATCACCGCCTGCAGTTGCTGTTACAATTACTTCTCTCATAATTAATCTCCAAAAAAGTTAAACAGGGGGCCAGAGCCCCGTGGAGTTAATTAAGGTGCTGCCGCAGAAACTAATGGGGTAATACGGCAAAGCCAAGGGGCGTTTTGATTACCGTTACCAATCCACTCTGCAAAATGCAAAGGAGGAACGTTTACGGAAGCCGCGCCGTTAACTGTTTGGCCAGCAAATGCTGCAACAATGTGGGTAATTACAGTATCAGCATTAAACAAACCGCCGCGGATACCATTGTAGCGTGGGTCTGGGCTTGTAGATGTGCCCTCAACTTGTGGGAGGGTGATTGTGATAGCTGCAGCTGGGCCGCCGTCAACAGTCGATAGAATCACATAATCGCCACCAGTTTCGGCTTGGGTTAATGTGGTGCTAACGTTTGGGGTTGGCTCAACTGGAGTCATGAAACCAGCGAGGGAGCGGACTGGGCCGGAGAATGTTGTCATTGACATAATTTATTTCCATTTCTTAGTGGGTGTCCCATGCTGTCTCTAAGTCGTCGTACCGGGAAGTGGCGGCAGTCAGAATGGGATAAGTCTTCCTTATATATACTAATGCAAAGTATGGGGTGAAACCGCCCTAAAAGCAAAAAGACCACCTTGTGGGTGGTCTTTTTGACGTACTACAGTGGTTTGGATTACAAACCGGAAGTGCCGTAGATGTTACGTGCGTCGTGCCAGCCGGTCGCATAGCGCTCGGTTGCTTTGTAACGCATGCTGTCTGTCTCGAAATCGCCTTCCATGGATTTCTCCATTGGACGACGCATTACGAGCATCAAGCCGTTTTCTGCATCGGTCTGAACCCACCAGGCTTTGCTTGAGGACAAACGTGTTACCACGTGTGTGCCCTTTGGCAACATACCTGTTGATTTGATTGGGTTCAAATCGTTGTCAGCGGTACCAGAACGGAGAACCGACTTCAGAATTACTTCTGCTTGGAACTCGAGTGCTGGTGGAACCACTAATTGCTCAGCCTTTAGACGGATACGCTTACCATTGTTGTCAATAGCGCCGCGGATCTGAATAAGGATTTGCTCAACAGAAGTCTGGCTTAACGAAGCTGCTGTAGCTAATTGGTTCGAGTATGTCAAACCGTTTGCAACAGGGTGAGCTGTGTTGACCAGAGTTACGCCGTCGCCGCCTACGTAACCAGCTGTGAACGCGAAGTTCAAGAGGTTTGCGCAGAGGGTTTCTTTGGTTTCAATCATCGACTGAGCGAGGTGCTTAGCGAAGGTTGAGCCGATACGGATGTGATCGCCGTCTTCCATCAATACTTTGGTCAAGGCATATGCCAAGCCATAGATTTGATAAATGAATCGGGTGATGTACAGTGTACCGCCTTGATCGTAGCTAACTGGAGTGCCGTCAGGCATTGCAGGAGCTGCGTTCATACCGAACAGCATTACTTCTTCGTGATAGTTACGTGGGATACCCTGGATTTGGTCTACAAAACCTTTCCATTCGTCGGCACGTTGCTCATATACACCATCAAAGACTTCGTTGATAATCGGTTCGACTACCGCACGAAAGTCTGTACTACGCATTGGGGTTGCCATTGCTTATCCTTTCGTTGATTAGAGTGAAGTCTTAGGTGCAAGGAACGCATTGTTTGCGATTTGCACTTGAACGATTGTAAACGCGTCACCCCAGGCATTTAACTCGCCTGTTGGGAACGCAACTTCACGGCCTAAGCCTACTACACGTACTTGACCTTGAACACCTGTACCAACTTCCGCAGCAGCCAAAGCTGTTGTCGAGAAACCTGCGCCGCCAACACCAATGGTGTAGCCGTCAATAGGTCTGGAACCAGCTGTTGCAGAGAAGTTATACTGTGAGCCGATTGCTGCTGATGTAGCAGAACCCGCTACTTGAATCTCATATACCAATGACGGATCTTGGAAAATCCAAAAAACGATGTCGGTAGCTGCGTCAAGGGTTGCTTTAGCTGCTGACTTGCCTAATGTACGACGACCTTCAGCGGTTGTATATTCTACACCGTCGAATACGCCATAAACTGGGCTAGTTGCTGCTGATGCTGCTGCGATTGCTAATTGGCCTGATGCAGTTAAACCTACTGGTGTGTATTGGAAAAATGTTTCACCAGAGTTTAAACTGTACGGAGCGCTATAACCAGTGGTTCCTGCAACAAAGCTGTTCGTGCCAACAAATGGCACGGCACGGTCTAAGCCGCTAGGATGGTATACGGGCTTCAGACCAAAGGGTTTAAATGTTGTTGACATTTATGTATTTCCTTTGTTATTTTTGAAGAATGTTAAGAGAAGCGAACATTTTTATTATTCGCTCTTGTAGTATCCTTTTCCATTTCCAAAAGACCGCCCTCAAGAACCGAACGACCACCCTTATTACCCTGCGCTGTGTCGCGAACCTGCGCGGTAATATTACGTTGGTGTTCAAGCGGATCCTCCAAGTGGAGCATACGCATTACTTCTTGGTAGATGTCTTCTGGTAACTTAAAGAGTACCATTTCATTACAACTAACACAGCCTTCAAACTTGCCCGAGCTCATTTTGCCTAGTCCTTCAAAGCCTTTGCCTAATTCGCTAGCTTTAACTGGCTCATAACCCAATGCCATACGTTTGTCGATACTGTCGTAAGTATTGGTTGTTGATAACCAACACAAGTGCATCCCGGGAATAATCCCCGCGGGAAGATCGGGCAACGCACTATTTGCCCACTTGTCTCTAAACGCATCAAGGCGTTCACGACGTGCAATGTCATCGGAACTCGCAGTTGTCGCGCGTTCCATTACTTCTTGTGCCCGGTCAGCCATGCGGTCGTCTAGGTCACGTTTAATTCTTGTATTTGCCATTTTAATTATCCTTTATTAGCGCGATCATACGATGCGTATGCGCGGATCATTTTGTTTCGTTTCTCTACATCGTCCCACGCGCCTGCGTCTTTAATTGCCTGAACACGATCACGACTTAACGTGATGGTGCCGGGCTTGGCGCTTGCTGTGTTAGCTACTCGGCTGGAGGCTGTTGGGCCCGCCGAGCGCTGTGTTTTACCACCCTTCGCCGTGTAGCGGTGTGGTAGACGTGCAGCTAATCGATTATCTAACTCTTCCCAGTATTCGGAATCACTTGGATCCCAACCATCGGATGCGAGTTCTTGATCAATAACTTTGGCAATTCTACTATCTGTGTCTCGGGCCTGTGTGTCAAACCAGGAGTTCTTCTTTAGCCAGCGCTCAGCATTACGTTGTACTTCTGCCGTCATTTCGTTTGGCACGTTTTGCTTTGGAGCCTTAGCAGCCTCGAGCTGTTGTTTTTTGTAGTGCTGCACTTGCTGCAAACGTTGCTTAGCTTCTGTTAATTGCTCCAGGTATTCCATTTGGGCAACCGCATCGTTTTCTTGGGCAGCTTGCAACATCTTCATTTTTGCATATTCAACGCGGGTGGCTTCATCTTCCACGGCCTTGTCAATCTGCGCAAACTGATACGATGATGCTGTATTCTCTACTGCAGCCAAGCGACGAGCTAATTCTTCGTTACGCTTTTCAAGTGCTGAAATCTTGTGTTTATCTGAGGCCGTGCGTTGCTTTGAGAGTTCCTTCTTTAGCCGACGCTCTTCACGCCTTGCCTCACGAATCTTCTCGCGCTCTTCATCGGTCTCTTCGTCATTCTGGTCATCGTTGTCATCTTGATGATCATCTTGTTCGTCAGAGCTGTCCTCATCGGAGGCTTCTACTTTTTTGCCTTCCTCTTGGTTTTCTTCGTCATCAAACCCTTCTGGGGCCTGTACACGGGCTAAAACTGAGCCGTCTTCTTGTTCCTTGATAGGAACGTCTTTTTCATTATCTGCCATACTTTTCTTTCAAAAGTTAATCTACAAACGCCTTCATCTTCTGCGCATACTCAAACGACTTGATGCGAGAAATGATTTCACGTGCCTGCAACGTAATAAAGACCACGGGTGATCCTTCGTCATCTGGCTGCACAACAAACCGATCGCCGCCGTACTTAATGGTGCGAACCAAGTCACCAACGTTACACCAGTTGCCTTCGGGCCACGGTGTTAAATCTTCTGGTGATTTGTATGCTAGGGGTCCAATTTGGATTACCTTAGCCACGGTCTCGTTGAAACGTAACGTCTGTCTGGTTTCATCAACTAAGATGATACCGCCTTTACTGGTCGACTTCTCGCGTCGTAGTTGCACTAAGACACGGTCTCCAGCTACTTCAATTCCGGTGTCGATGTTGGGAAAACATTCTTCCTCTGATCGTGTATCCGGTTCCTCATTGCCTTTTAAATCAAACACTATCCAGCGCTCCTTAACCTTTACAGGTCTTCTTCGTCTTCCCTCAAAATTTCGTTAATAATGTCAAGTACTACTGAAAACCCTTCGTGACGACCAACAAAACGTTGATAATCTGCGAAAGTATTGACATTGCTGCCAGCGGTAAGGGTTTCCGCTAATTTTGCTTGTTCGTCTCGCGTGCGCGAGATAATTTCAGAAATAAAGTCTTTCATACTTATACTAATGCAATGGAGCGAAAAATTCCGCCCCAAACATTAATAAAAATTACCGCCGCCGATGTCTTTTAGGTTTTTACCTGGTCCAACTTTGCTTGAACGGGCTGGTTTACCTTTTACGGCGTTATTTGGGCGCTTGGAACCCGATGGGCCCGCGTCTACTTTTTTGTTACCAGGGCCGCCGCCGCTGGATGCTTTGCCAGTTTCTTGGTACGTTTGACGAAAGCCTTGTAAATTTTCGGCCATTATATTGCTCCTGTTGGTTTGGGTGGTTGTGCTGCTAATTGTTGTAATGCTTGTACATGGGACTGATTTGCCTGTTCCATTTTTGTTGCGTGATCCAGGCCAGTTTGTTGCGCTTGTTGCTGGGCTTGAATTTGTTGCTGTACCATTGCTGCCTCGTTTGCCATCTGGCTACGTTCTACTTCCAGGCCATGCTTAATCAGATCGTGCTCGGCTGCGTTGGTTGCTGCCAGGGCGGTTTGCTGGTGCTCATGCGCCATAGCCATTTGATCGGCGGTAAGTCCCATTTCGGCGTTAATCTGAGCCACGCGCTCGCGCGAGGCATTGTTAATATCTGCCAGTGCGATCTGTGTTGCGTTCTTGTTGGCGTCAATTTTGGTTTGGGTCTCGTACTTGGCCTGCAATTCAGCAACTTGGCGTTGCAAGTTAGCAATATCCAACTCGTATTCCATCTTGTCTTTAGCGGCAGACTGCTGCAGTTTGGCTTGTGATTCCTGTGCCTTACGCTCTGTCTCAGCCATCTGGGTCTTGAGGATAACCTGTGCGGTTGGATCGGCCTCGGCGGCAGTCTGACGTTGCAGCTGCTGTGCCTCTTGTACTTTTTGAGCCAGTTGCTGAATCTGCTGGATGTATGGCTCCATGTCTTGCTGGGAGTCTTGAGAGACCATTTGCGAGGCTATGGCTAGTGCTTGTTGCGCCTCGAGGTCAAGTGGCTTCTCTTGGTTGAGCTCCAGTGTATCGCGGCCGCCTTGAGCCTGCGCCACGTACGCGCGCATGGATTGCAGGTAGTGCAGCGTCAAGTGTTGCTTGATGTGCTCTAAGGCATTTGGTGCAAATACGGGCCCAATCACTGGGTTGCCACCGTATGCTGGATCTGCTGCGTAGGCTAAGTGAATCTTGATGTGACTGATGTGATCTTGGTCTGGGTAAGCAGCTGCTGGTCGTCCCATAGTCATGGAGACGTTCTCCAGGGCTGGGTTAGACTCTTTGGCACCCATTGGGTTTGGTAATACCTCATCAATCGAGGGAACCTTAAGCTGACCGAGGACGCGGCGATAGACTGCACGAATGTCAAACATCCCTGGAGGTGCTGAGGTAGCCATCTGTAAGAGGGCTTGGTTTTGTGCAACGCGCTGCGTTTCAGAGAAAATGTTGGGATCAGAAACAGGACGAATGTCGTTGTTTGCTGCAAAGTCACGGATCTGAATCTCAGTGCCCGACTGGTTGTCCATTTCATTAAGGTACCAATGATTTAGACGGGAAATAATTGCCAGTGACTTAGCCTGTGAGCGATGCAGACGGGCGTGGATCGAGGAGAATACCTTAGCGCCTTGCTCAATCAGAGCCTGGGCTGTGCCAACCGGCATGTTGTTGTTTGCTTCGCCAATTTTTTCTTCGGCGGTGCTGACTACGCCCTTAGCTGCGTCGGTTAACCAACCAAGTAAATTAAACAGAACGCTGGACGGCTGATTAAACGGCATTGGCATCGCCAGCTTGCGGACGTCGTCCACACCCGGTGCGCCTTCAATCTCTACTACCTGTGTTGGCTCGATTCTGTCTGATTGCCCACCAATTCGTCCACCCTTGAGTTTAAGTAGTGTCTGGCTGTTGTTGATATGAGCAGCGTCAAGAAGAGCACGCAGAGCACCGGTAAGAGCAGCAGAAAGGCCACCAATGAGATGAGGTAGTCCAATAGCGTAAGCTCCACGCCAAGGAATGAATTTAAACTCGACATACCAGTCGAGCTTCTCGAGTTTCTCATCGTTACACTCCCAGTTACGATATAAGCCTACAACCTTTGAGGTTGTTTCATCAATGGTTAAAATGTATGGAGCCCTACGGCCGTCTGTCTCGCTGTCATCATCAAGACGAATGTAGCAAGTAATTTCATAGACGCGGCGTAGGCCGTCAATATTTTTAGATGGGTCCTCTTTGCCTTCAATCTTGTTGTTGGCTTTTTGGGCACCAGTCTGTTCAGTTAGCGGCGCGTCTGAAGAGTAGTCTGTATTAATATCACAATAAATACCGGCCTCAACACGCTGCAAGAATGTGTCTTCTGTAATGTCTTGTACTTCAGTTACGCGCGGGGACGTGTAGAAGTTGGTTGTTGCGTATGGCAGGTAGATGTTATCAATTGCTACCCACTCGCAGGTAGGACGCTTTTGTTCTGTGTCAAAGCGCCACTTTAGGAACTGTGAACCACCAAGGGGTAACTGTGTGAGCAGTTGCTCCATCTCGTCGCGGTACTCTGGCACCTGCTCGGAGAGCTGCCAGTTAAGGAAGTCCACCTTGCGAGCTGCCGTCTCTTCTTTGATGCGGTCTGCGTTGCCTTTGATGTTTGATTTAACAATGCCGTCGGGTGGCAGTAATTCTTTTGAGGAAGACGCAGCAAAATCAACGCATGCCTCTGCCATAATGGGGTGGACGACTTTGGAAGCTCCGTCAAACGTGGCTCCTCCGGGCGCGTCCTTGCCGAGTCCAGTGCGACGAAGACCTTCTTCGTACTGTTTATCTCGTTGCTTGCGTGACTCTTTGTCAACCTCAATGAGGTCCAGGTATTCTGTTGCTAATCCTTCTAATACATCATCCTCCAAGATCTCGGCCAAGTTCGAGTAAAACTCTGGCGCTTCTTGGGGTGATGCCTTGGGTACAAAATTAACTACGACACTACCGTCGTCTAGTTCAATGACTTCTTCTTCTACGTCGCCGGGTTCTAATCCCAGCGCTTCTTCGTAGTAGTCCATCTGAACATCTTGCATCTGCGCTTCTTTAATATCTTCCTCGGTCTCTAAACCAGGTAAATTAGCGCCCATCTGCAAAGGTATTGTTGGTTGTGCCATAGGTTATTTCATGTTTTCTGGTTTTAAACGAGCGGGCAAAACGCTTCCGGGTACTCGTTCGTTATAGTATTCATCTAAGGTGCCCTTACCCAATTCCGTTGGATAAAGACCCATTAAAATTGCTTGTAGCGGGCCAGGTAAAAATCCACTGGCAACTAATCCTGCGGTTGCTCCAGCTTCTCCATACTTTCCTTCTTTTGCCTGCTGTGATGCCTCTGCAATATCGGGGGCAAGTAGGCCAGCGATTGCGCCGGGCATTATTAGTTTTTTGGCTAGGCTTCGGCCGCCTTCTTTAAACTTTTGGGGGGTTTGGCCTTGGGCCATAATAGCGGCAATCATGTCATTAACCGACATTCCTGCCTGCACACCATCTGTGTATTGTTGGGGCAGCCCAGATTTCTCCATTAGCATTTGCTGTGGAGGCTTGATCATGCTCTTTGCGTTTGAGGCTGTAGATCCAGCCTCTTCAAGCAGCATTTGTTGGGGAGTTTTGAGAAAGTCCATTCTAATTATACTAATGCACAAAGAAAGGATAAACCGCCCTTATTGGCTGTAGGGATTGGCAAACTTCTTTCTGGAGTCGTCATCGGCGTAATCATAGTCGCGCGGGGGCAGGGGGTCCAGTTGCAACCAACCGCTGTCCCTGAGCACGCGTAGGGCCTGTGAAAGGGCATCAACGTAGTCGTCATGGCCGCCAGCCTCAGGAAACGAGCAAACCTGCCGGATGAACTTCTTAGCCCAAGGAGCGAACTCACCAGGTTTGTCTGGGTCCTCCGGTATGAATACCTTACCCTTAGCAATAAGCGGTGCGACAATGTTTAATCGCTGGATTTTATCCGCGCGGCCTGGGTTGTATCCCCGCACCGGCACACCCGCGCCTTGGAGCTCCTGGATCAGGGAGATACCCGCCGACTTATCTTCCATCAGTATCAGGTCGGCTTTTTTGCCCTTACCGAAGTCATTGTCCGCACCATACACAACTTCTTTAAAGTCATCAATCACCTTGCGGCGTAGTTCTGGATACGAAAGATGCGCATCCCAGCAATCCAGCAGCATGACGCACGTGCCAGCGTCTTCCCTATCAAACACGCCCCAGACCTCACACGCCGTGGGGTCGTTCATTGTCTTTTCAGAAGTCGCCGGATCGTACGATGCAATGACATACTCAAGCGTAGGGGTTGGCTTATTGGCCGGCCACATGCGGAATTGTTTGCGTTTGACAATACCCGAAGATTCCGGATCCAGGATCTCGCCGTAGATCTCCTGTCTTCCAAGGTCGGTACCCTCGTAGGTATCTAGCTGCTTAAAAAAGGTTTCTGAGAGGTTTTCCCGGTTGTCAAACGACGAGGCGTTAACGACATACACGTCACCACCTACCTTACCCTCGTTAAGATCTACAATTAATTCTTTTGGTTTGGGTGTGGTGGTAATAATTTGCTGCACGCGGGGGATGCGGGGGTCTTTAAGACGGAGGGTAAACTGTACGCCGTCGTAGGCAGCATCGAGGTAATCAAACGCACACAGCTCGTCGAACCAGGCACCATGGTATTGCTTACCACGATACCGTTCTGGCTCAGAGGCGGGTATACCCTGAATGATGGATCCGTTGGTGAGGGTAATCTCAAAGAGGGACTTGTTGTAATCGCGAATAAGTGACGGGGGAATGATATTGAGAAGTCCACTGTCTCCCTCAAAACAAGTTGCGCGTATATCGTTTGAGGTGGGAGCGGTGACGAGCCAGCGGGTGTTGTCATACCTCCAAGCACGAATGCCAATCCAGTGGCTAGCAGTGTGCGTCTTGCCCGATCCGCGGCCGGCAAGCATAAGAAAGGTATCGTATTCTCCATCATCTGGTTCTTTTTGGTGTGGTAGTGCCTGCAGCGCCCACTTGACCTGCCAAATAGCGGCGTCAAGCTGCTGCTTGGGCCAGTGCTTGTGTGCCTCTGCAAATTTGGTAAGCGTCTGCGCTTGTTTTTGTGTTAAAGACATGCTATAAATCCTTCTCCTGCTAAAATGGTGCCGTCTGGGCCGTCGGTTTCAATGTGCACACACAATTGGGCTGGAATTTTGTCCACTTTTGCGATGTACCTGCGGCCATAGTGTATTTTTACCGGCGGTGATGCCTGCTCGGGGTGTAAATTGATCCGAGATTTAAATTTTACGGTGTAATCCTTTTTGTTACTGTCCGATTGCATGGAAGTTTTACACCCAAGCGACTCTGCCAGGGCCTGAACGCGCCGCACGGTGTCGTAATTCTTAGAAGAAAAGCGAAATGTGTCCGTTCGCTCACAATATTGGCGGTTTTTGGCGCAAATGATGCCTCTGAGTAACATTATTCGCTGCTCTTCAGACGCAAGTAAGTAGTTATTTGTTATTACTTTGGGGATATTGGGGATTAGCTGCGACTCAATCTTAGGCGTAACAGAAAATTCACGCTCGCCAGTGCGGGTAATACCACAAACGCGCACCTTGTAACCGTGATCTCGGAATGTTTCGTGCACCAATTCTGCTGTGCCGCGTGCTGGTACCATTTTTCCAGTGGACTTGCGGGAGAAAAACCAAAAGCCAAACAGAAACGGCGGCACTGGTAGGTCTTTGTGCGGCAAACAGAGCGGGTTGGCTGTGGGAACCGAGATGACTTTGCGGTTGGCTTTGTTTACCAGGGGAGTTACTAGCAGGTCCTCAGTGCTTAATGGCCTAAGTGGGCGTCGAAATCGTAGCTTGCCCTTGTATGCCATCAAGCGATTGCGGTACTTAAAGTTTTCTGTGGGGAATGCTAGCTTAGAATCGCCAGTGACGGAGAGATAGTCGTTGAATGTTACCTCATAGCATTTTGCGCTATGATATTCTTGAACCATTGTGACCTTTACTAACTTACCTTTTGCATCAAAGACGTAATCACCTACCTGCAGGTGGCTTGCGTGTTTCCAATAGTCAAGAGTTAGTATTTTTGTATTTGCTGTTATCGCCATAAAAATTATCGAGGACCCAGTGGTCCAGCCATCGCCCTAACGGCGCGCGTATCCTATTTTGTATTTCGACCGGTAGTGATGCAATGTTAACCGATTCGGCGGTGATGGAAAGTCTGAACTGCAAGTACTTTGCGGTTTCTGAATCGAGTACCTCTACAGGCACATCAACCGAATCAAAGTTATACACATCGCATACCAAAACACGAAGCCCTAATAGCTGGCCTTGTTTACTTTCCAGCGCGCCCTGTATCTGGTAGACGTATTTGTTCATACTAACACTAATGCAAAAAAGCTGGAGTGTTTGCCCTGGTTGTTAAAAATAAAAATTGAATTTCGACGGGGTGACGGGGGTTGCGAGCCATATTTGACCCTCCCCCCACGCTTACGCTATTTTTTAAAAAATTTTAAAAAAAAAGATAAAAAGGGTACGCTACCCCCGTCACCACCGGCGGGCTGCTCTAACCTACTGATTTTGTTCAACGCAAATGATAATGATTCTTATTTACTTTTTACAATTTTTAAAAAAAAATTTTACAAGTTAGGGTTTTTACTTAGGGAATTGTGTTTTTCGCAAAAATATAAAAATTCAGTCTTGGGCATGGGGCCACCGACCCTGACCCGGACAGGACCCAAATAGGGTGTATCACATTTAAAAAAGCCCCCTATGCACCAAAATGGTGCACAGATTCACTGTCAAGCTGGCGTATGCACCATATTGGTGCACTAAGTTAGTGGGCACTGGGGCAGGGCGCTAGCTCAGGCAATGAGCCACTCACCCAGTGAGCACTAACATCTCATAATGTGGAATGGATAGGGCGCGAGCACATAACCTTACTACCTATGTGGCTATCTCCGCGCCCAGCACCCTGTCAGCCGAGCCCAGTCGCCGCGTGCACCAATATGGTGCATAGCCTAACTGCCTATTAGGGTAAACACCTATTGACGGATTGGAGGGGCGAGAAGGGGTCGCCACGCTGTTTGCCTATGAGGTGAGGGGTAGCTATCAAGTGGTCTGCGATCTCTAGCCTATGAGGTGGCACGGGGCTCTCAGGGCGATGCGCGCGCGAGGGGTGGATTGGGAGGTGAGCGAGAAAACCACAGAATCAGGTAGAGCTGAGCTCCCACAAAACCCCACAATCCAATCAAGTATTTAAATCACCAGCAAACCCAATAGATATAAGGATGCAGATAATTGTTGACGTTTGATACCAAAAGTCACTATACTAACTACGTTGTTTAGCAGTCTTGGTCGCAGTAGTGAGTAGTCGGGATGACTACAATACGCAGACTGATTGCTACGGTTAGCGCCACGATACGGCGCTCTTGGTGACTAAGTACCAGCCAAGTAAAACGTGTGGCAGACCTCATGACAGGATGCGTGAGAGAAGATATACCGACAGAGTAGGCTGTCTCAACGGTCGGCAGATAGTAATGCTCAGAGCGCATTCTAACCAGTGCGCTCGAGGCAGTACTAACCAAACAACAGGAGCTATACCATGGCAACAGAGCACATCATTATTAGTCGTGACGATATTATTGATCAGCTTGTTCAGTCTGAAATTGAAGATCGTGACGCAAACGATGAGTTTACCGAGGGTGACGAGGTAAGCATAGAGGCAGAGTTTGAGGCACTTAGTGATGCCGATTTAGTCCAAGCCTACAAATTATATGTAAGCGAAGACCCCGAGTATTTATTAACAGTAGAGGTCAAATAAGCAGGTCGAAACCGTGGCGACACGGTATGCACGTGATGCGTGCACTGATGAGACCAACACGAGGAGCACTATGTACACAATCAATATCGGGCAGGACAATCCATTCTTAAACCAGCGCAACACCGTCGAGCTCACACTGGTGCAGGCACTAAAGCACGTCGGCGGTGTACGTCAGATCCGTATCAGTCAGGACGGCGCCGAGCCAACAGTCATTATCCAGTGTGATTTTATCACTGGCAGTATTGCGATACTGGCTACGGCGCTGGATCAGGACTGCATAGCAGTGTTTGACCATAGCACCAACACTGGCACCCTAATCGGTGACAAGGCAGAGGCATGGGGCGCGTTCAATCCCGAGTACTTTCAATTCATAACCGCAAAGGAGACCGCATGATCACCACAGGCAAAACAGAGTACAGCGTGCAACTGAGCTGGAAGACGTACGAGACCCTTGGCAACAAGGGCACGCTGGCACTCAAGCGTGAGCACGATTTCAAAGAGCGCACGTTCAAAGCCAAGGCAGAGGCAGAGCAGTTTGCCGAGGCCGAGCGCGAGCGCACGGGGCTGGAGATCAGGGTGCAGGAGTGCACACCGCTCTACGGTATACTGTAAGCAGGTCGAAACCAGCGTGAGCTGGTATGCACGTAATGCGTGCACTGATGAGACCAACATAGGAGGCTATATGCCAAGACACGCAGAAATTAAAGGCAGTGAAAATCGTATCCTGACCATCGAGTTTTTAAACGGCCTGTTAGACGGTGGGTTTACTAACCTAGGGGTAAGCGACCGCAGTCTAGCGTTATCATATCGTGCCCAGCACCTACGCAGTGGTAAGTATAGGGGTGTAGAGATTTTTGCCATCGGCACTGACGAGCTGGGCAACCACCTCGTGCTTACAGCAGACCGCCTTGTTATTAACATTGATTGAGGACTAAGACCATGAGCACATTCAAATACGACAACCTAACCCTCACCCAAGTCGGCGGCCTGTCACACGGCATCGATGGCAATGACGAGTACATCGCCGTTAAGGCCACGGATTACGCACCAATCACCCCCGAGCAGATCGACCAGCTCTTTTGGGAGAAGTGGCGCTACGAGACCCAGCAAGAGGCTGGCGGCTATTTCTGCAAGCGCTACTCATTCTTTGTTGATAAACTGAATGACTGGCAGGCAGTGCTTTGCATTCACCACGAGTACGACGTTTAATAGGAGGCAGTATGATGACAGCAGACCAAATGATGGCCGAGTCGGTAGCCATTCAGCGCCGCATAATCAACGGCGAGGTACCAAAGGGTAGCATCCCCGATCAGGTAGCACGGGCGCAGAGCCTGAACCTGCAAGCAATCGAGCTCTACCGCGCCGAGGATCGCGCCACAGAGCACGCACTTTTAATCAACGAACTGGAGCATAATCAATGACACGTAACCACAGACTAGCATTCAACGCACTCAAGAAGATCGGCGCTCCAGTATACGAGCGCAGTGACATTGAGAATTTTCAGATCAGCGCCGAGGGTATCTACGGCGAGTACGACCGTGACACGTGCTGGGCAGACTACTACGACGGGCGCAACATACCCGACTGGGATTTTGGTATCAACCCACTGATCACCAACACCCTACGCAAGTATGGCCTGCACGCAGAATGGATCAATGCCGGCGAGATCGGCGTATACGAGGACTAATGATATGAACAACCTACTTAGCATGATTGTGACACTTGATAACATCAAGCAATATACCGACAAGCTGGACTTGACCTGTGATGAGCAAGCCTGCCAAGACATATTAGACTATGCCAATGAATGGGAGATAGCAGACACCAAAACGGCAGTATGGGAGTTTTTAGATGCCTATGAGGGCATCAGTCACACCCGCGATCCTGAGTTTTTCCCAGTGAAGATAATGATTGACAGTGGCCGGCCAAGGTCGCTATAATGTACAGACTAATAGGAGGATATATGTGCACAGAATTACCAATGATTACCGAGTTTAAAGAAAAGATGCGGTTTTTGGACTGCGGTCAAATGTACCGCGCTATATGCGAGCACTGCGGTGCCACATACCAAAGTGACATTGCACACGGATGCAATGCTGGTATGTTCGCCAGTATGGATCGTGATGACGAGCGCTACAATCGTGCCAAACAAGGGAGACGTTAAGATGATTACGGCATACTTTAAGGACGAGGAGGGCAACACCCTCACCATCGATGCACCGACCTTTGCCAAGGCCTATCAAGAGGCCGTAGACCAAGGGTTTTATGTATACGACTATGACACCGAGGAGTGGCAGGCAGAAGACGAGGAGTACAACCGTATTGATCAACGACTACGATCCAATGGATCATTTTGGGGGAGCAAATAATGAGCACAACAACATTTCCAGCATGGGAAAAAGAGCTGGAGGCATGGGAGGCTAAGTACAAGCCAGTCAAGAATCAATTTGCACAACCGCAAGGTGAATTTGGTGATGAGTTTGTTGAGGACAAGTTTGAGACCTACGGCGAAGAGCTGGACTTTGTGCGCAGTATCTTTGACACCGATCCAAGGCGCGTATGGACACTGGTCGATGGGGATGACGGCAACCTGTACATTGTGGACGGGTACCATTTAGTCAACCGCCTTAATTACTTTATTACCGAGGTGCCATTCGAGGGCAAGTTTCTTGAGGTGCCATACTATATATTTGACGAAGAGGACGAAGACAATGACGAATAAACTAACCAAAAACCAATTAGCATTACTGGCAGAGATACTCACCCAGCACTGCGAGGACTGCGACACGTCCGGCACCACGGCGCATTTAGTGGATAAGATTTGGCAGAAGATCGCCGCCGCGCACGGGCTGATTGATGATGAGCACACCACACCTAAATTTGAACCCGCAGAGGAGGAGTAATGGGAGCACTATACTTACCAACCGTGGACGGCATCGACCGACCACTGATTTATGCCTACGATGACGACGATGCACGTGCCATCATCGACAGGTGGTACCACAACCCCGAGAATGCTCGGATCAGATTAGCAGATGAGGAGAATGAAGAATGAGAACAGTTTACTTAGTAAAGAGCTCACAAGAGCTCGAACACGGCGAGATTTATTGGGAGAACCTGCGCGTGTTTAGCACACTGGAAAAGGCAGAGGAGCACGTCCTCAAGGTACAGGCACTGATTGACCAAGACGATGCGCAGGACACTGAGACAGTAGAGATCGAAGAATTTACATTAGAGGACTAATACCATGCTATCAATCAAAGACATCAACAACATCGAAACCGAGGCAGAGATCGATGATCAGGAGTACTACGCATCCCTCCAGCGCGCCATCAACGGCGGCTTGTGGTCATTGCAGGGCTCGTATGGGCGCGCCATGATGCAGGCCATCAGTGACGGCTGGTGCCTGCTTGGCACCGAGTCATTCAACGACTACTACGGCAACCGCATACCGGCACGCACTGAGGTCAAGGAGGGCACCAAGGGCTCGCCTGAATACGTGCTGGAGCACCGTGGACAGGAGTGGCTTGACTTCCTGACAGGACTTCAGTAAAATACCATTTTAAACAGGAGAAATTATGAACAACATCATTGACCAGTACGGCGCAGTATCCCAGCAGATCCAAGCGCTAGAAGAAATCAAATCCAAGCTCAAGGCAGAGCTCATCGCCCGTGGTGTGGGCAACTACCAAGGCGAGCAGTTTGCCGCCGAGGTGCAGGAGTACGACCGCGAGAACATCAGCGCACCACTGGTACGCAAGCTCAGCAACGAGGAGTTTGTCAAATCAGTGACAACCATTCAACACATCAAGGCAGTAGTAGTTAAACCACTGGAGGTGTAATGAAGACGTATACCATTGAGATAAAAATACAGGCCAACAGAAACCCACGTGAGTGGATTGAAGAGGCAATCTATGTTCAATTAGACGAATCTGAAAAAGAAGATCTAATTAGCACAACGACCATTGACATTGAGGAGAACACATAATGCACGGACTAAACCAAATCGTACGCATGAACAAAGAGCAAGAGGAGTTTATTGCCCACATCCTCTCGACACCAACACCCGAGGTCAACCTACTGCAGGTATGGCACGACTGGAAAAAGGAGCAACAAGCTAATGAGCCAGTACAAGTACATACTGATTGACGAGTTTGGGGGTGCCTGCCGCAAGTTTGTATCTAAACTGGAGGCTACCCCCTACCTTACTGGCGGCATGAGCCTCAAGGCACTGCCACGTGAGCCCAAAGCAGATCCATATGCGATGGCACAACTACTATTACAGGAGGCACCATTTTGAAAGGTTTAGGACTTTGTATTTTCTTGTTGTCGGGCTACTGGCTCACCGTCCAGTTTGATCTGTCTAATTTTTTATGGGCGATCGTTGGTTTATCTTTAATATTTGCAGGGGACATATTCAATGCCGCAAGAAAACGACATTAAAACGGATTACCTACAATCACTGTACGGCATCGAGCCACTATCAACGGAGGAGGAGCACGCCTTAGCAGAGCGCATACAGCAGGGAGACGACGAGGCGCTGGACAGGCTGGTGACACATAACCTGCGCTTTGTCTCGCACTTGGTCACAAAGATGACGGCATGGCAACACGGCAAGATGCCACTGGAGGACATACTGGCGATGGGTAACGAGCAATTACTCATTGCCGCTCGCAGGTGGAAACCAACCAACAACGCTAAGTTTGCGACCTATGCCAAGTCATTCATCCTCAAGGGGGTGCGCAGGGAGCTGGATAACACGAGCAATATTATCCGACTGCCAGTGAACATTGCCGAGGCGCTAAAGAAAATGAATTACAACGAGCGTGCACTCTCGCAGGTGCTAGGCCGTAAACCAACTGTACAGGAGCTGGCAACGATACTAGGTGTATCGACAGAGAAGATTCACCAACTAAGAGGATACATCAGCAGGGAACCGATCTCACTGGACAACATTGAGCACGATAAACATTTTGAGGAGCAGGACGAATGATACAGCTATCAGCAGAACAACAAAAGGCATACGACCGTTTCATCCGAGCACGTGACAAGGTGGGTGTAGTGCGCACCAAGGGATACGGCAAGCGACCGCACATCCCACAACGGCAGTACACCACGGTCGACGTGGAGGGGCTCAACCATCCGCTCTTTGAGCGCAATGATGACTGGTTTGAATACCTCGAGGCATCGGAGCAATGGTGGCGCATCGAGCCTGAGTTCCGAAAGACCGAGCGCATGAGCGCCATCCGAGGTGACTACGGCACGGCAGATAGCTGGGACGAATCAGCGCCGCGGGTGCGTGACACGGTATCATTGATGAGGGATGAAGAATGACAACTGTTATACC